TATTATTAAGAATATTCTGACTATTTTAAATATTCATATTATTAAGAATATTCTGAATATTCTAAATATTCTAAATATTCTGAATAGCCAAAAATTGCCTGAATATTCTGACAATTTCAGCGTGCCCCTAGCGCCGTGGCACTGGATTTATGGAATCCGGAAACTATTAGTCCAGAAATTACGGGTTTATTATACATATAAATATATAACGCGCGTACATGTTTAAAATGATTATTACGAGTCCGTGACGAGGCACCCCAGGGTTTTATATATGCCCCTATTAAGGGGCTATTATACGAGTCCGTAAATATACTCTTTACAATAATTGTGCTATTGTAGTTCTCAGCCGCGTATAATATAATTGAGGGGGTGAACAAATGTTAATCAAATGTCGCAGATGTGGTCAAGAAAAAACACCTCATAAAACCAACAAACATTTATGTGAAGATTGCGTGAAAGCTGAGAATAATCGAGTATCATATTACCGCCACCATAACTTCAATTGGATTGACGTAGCTAAGGAAGCAGAGTTAGAACTGTGGGAGCGCCAGCCCGCTGAGACTGACAGGGAGTGGCAGATCTGGTTAGCTTACAGGGACATATACCCCAGCAGCAGGCCATCGTATCGACAGGTCGCGGAGCAACTAGGAACTACAATTAGTGTAGTTAAGAAGGTAGGAGCCCGATGGGACTTCCCAGTAAGACTTCAAGCATGGGCCAAGTATGTAGATAACCTGACGTTGCAGCAGCGCCAGCAAGAGATATTGGATATGAACAAGAAGCATATTGAAATGGCTCAGGCGTTGAATGAGAAGTTGGCTACTGCGATAAATGCTATTGACCCGTATGAGTTGGAGCCTAAGGATATTAAGGGGCTGCTTCAACTATCTGCAGAGTTAGAGAGGAAAGCCAGATTGAGCAGTCCCGATTTGATACGGCCTGAGCTTGCGGATAATAATCCTAACTTAAAGGAAAGTCCTACAAAGACTGAGGACCTAAAAGAGATTCTGGATATATTGGTTAAGGCCAACGCGTTCAAGACTATTGGGGTGAAACAGACTACAGAAATTGTAGTTAAGGAGGATTGATGATGACAACGAAAGTATGTAGTGTATGTGGGCTGGAAAAGAAACTGACTGAGTTCCCTAAGAATGGTAAGTTCAAAGATGGGTCGACGCGGTACAGGGCCGATTGCAAGGAGTGCTACAACATCAGTAGAAAGATTAACAAGAAAAAGCTGTCTAAGTTCTTAAACAATACCAAGCATCGCACCGGCGAGGAGGACGGGTATTCCTTCGAAGACTGGAAAGATGCGGTGTTGTACTTCAGAGGAAGGTGCGCATTCTGTGGCAGGAAACAATCTAGGAGTGTTAAGCTTACCAGGGACCATGTGGTACCTGTTAGTAAGGGAGGCAAAACAGTGAGGGAAAATATTGTGCCAAGCTGTGCTCGGTGCAATAGTTCTAAATCCGCCTCTGATTTCGAAGAATGGTATGCGAAGCAGGAGTTTTATAGCGATGAGAGGAAGGAGAGGATAATAAGATGGCTAGAAAAGACGACCTAAAGGCTGTAGTTGACATAGATACTACACAACTTGATGAGGCAATAGCGAAGGTCCAGGAACTACTGGATATGCTGTATGAAGTTCAGAAACTACTGGATACGCTGTACGAAGTTAAGAAGCTACTGTATGAAGTTGATAGCCTAGCTCCCGGGATACTACAGAGACGAAACAATTGAAGATTGATAGGAAGCAGCGAGGAGAGTTAAAGGAGGTGATGCCGATGCCAAGTACTAATATAGACTTAACCAACGTTGATGTTATGGCCTTACAAAAAGCACTAACACCAAGACTGACAAAATATATACCATATGAACCTACTCCTAAACAGAGGGCGTTTCTACTGATGAATGACATTAAGGAAATCCTTTATGGAGGAGCTGCAGGTGGTGGCAAGTCAGTTGCTCAGCTGATGGGTGCACTACAATTTGTAGATATACCAGGATATTCAGCTATACTGTTTAGAAAGACGTACGCTGACTTATCATTACCAGGTGCTTTGATTTCTATGTCGAAAGACTGGTTAATGCCCTTTGTAGAATCAGGGGAGGTCAAGTGGTCAGAGAAAGAAAAGAAGTACACATTTCCTTCCGGCGCAACGTTGGCTTTCGGATACCTAGAATCTGATAATGACTGCTACCGCTATCAGGGTGCCGAGTTCCAGTACATTGGCATGGACTGACGAGGTAACTCATATCTCCCCTAGTAACTACAGATACATGTTCTCTCGTCTTAGAAAGCCCAAACACCTTAAAGTTCCGCTGAGGTTCAGGGCCACTGCGAACCCGGGAGGCGAGTATGGTGAATTCTACTATCAGAGATTCTTCGTAGAAGGGGAAGAGGCTGGAAGGGTGTTTATACCCGCTGGACTGGATGATAACCCGTTCCTTGATGCTGACGAATATAAAGAGTCACTTGCAGAACTAGACCCGGTAACTAGAGAACAACTATTAAACGGTAACTGGGAAGTACGTGAGAAAGGTGACATGTTCAGTAGAGATTGGTTTACTATAGTTTCTGCTAATGACATACCAGATACGGCCAAGAGAGTTAGGTACTGGGATATGGCTTCTACAGACCCCTCTAAACGTAGGGGTAAGGGCAGAAGAGACCCGGACTACACCGTTGGGCTTAAGCTCGCGCATCACCAGGGTTTATACTGGATAGAAGACATAATCAGGGTTCAGAAGACGCCTCATGATGTTGAGAAGATTATTGCTGAGACCGCAATGTTGGATGGATACGACTGTGCTATAAGGATGGAGCAGGAACCAGGTTCTTCTGGAGATATTACTATAGACCATTATGCTAGGAACGTTCTTAACGGGTATGACTTCCAGGGAGTTAGATCTACAGGTTCTAAGGTTGAGAGGGCGAAACCAGCATCTTCTGCTGCACAGGGTGGAAGAGTCTTTATGTCCGCTAGGTGTAGGAATATGACCGCATTCTTTGATGAAGCTGATGTATTCCCGTATGGTAGCAACGATGACACTATAGACGCTTTCTCAGGAGCATTTACGTATTTCAGAAATAAGGTGTTATTAGTAGGTCCTACGAGTCTTAAGAAGTCAGGTGGTTCGTACTGGAGTAGAATAAATAGATAGGGGGTGGATGATTTTGGAAAGGATTAATTATAAACAGTTAGGTTCAACAGGTCTGAGAAGATATGGCGGATATGTGTATGAAGAGTTCCTGCCTATGCTCAAATGGCCAAGAGCCGGTGACATATATCAAGAGATGGCTGATAATGACCCAGTTGTGGGTGCTATATTGTACTTGGCTGAGATGCTGATACGCAACGCTGAATGGTCAACAGAAGCAGCATCAGACAAACCTGTAGATATAGAAGCAGCAGAATTCCTGTATTCTTGTATGCATGATATGGATACGTCATGGGCTGATACAATATCTGAGATATTATCTATGTTAACTTATGGGTTCAGTTTTCATGAAATTGTCTATAAGATTAGACGAGGACCTCATGAGAGAAATAGTAAGTTCAGGAGCAAATACTCAGATGGCAAAATAGGATGGAGAAGAATGCCTATCAGGTCGCAAGCCACGTTGCACGAGTGGATGTTCGACGATGAGGGAGATATTAAGGCGTTTGTCCAACATGACCCTAATACTGGTAAGATTGTAGTTATACCACTGTCAAAAGGGCTTTTGTTTAGAACTAGGGTATTAAGAGATAACCCAGAGGGTAAATCACTGTTAAGAAATGCATATAGGCCTTGGTACTTCAAGAAACATATTGAAGAGATAGAGGGTATAGGTATTGAAAGGGACCTCGCAGGTTTTCCAGTACTACACGCACCAGAGGGTTTAGACCTTTGGAATGATGAAGATACAAGGCTTGTGAAGCTTAGACAGAATGCAGAAGAACTAATACGAAATGTTAGACGAGACAGCGAAGAAGGTGTATTACTTCCACATGGTTGGGAATTCAAGCTACTATCCTCAGGCTCAGCTAGACAGTTTGATACGAGTGCAATTATTAATAGATATGATTATAGAATTGCGATTACTATGCTATCAGATTTGGTGCTACTGGGTGGTGAGAAGACGGGTTCCTTCGCTATGGCTGAAACTAAGCAATCACTATTAGCTACTGCACTTAATGCTCAAATACAGAATATAGCAGATGTATTCAATAAATATGCAGTACCTAAGTTGATGCACTATAATAATTTCGAAGGTATAACTGATTATCCAAAGATAGTGCCTGGAAATATTGAGTCTCCAAGTTTGAAGGAGATTGCATTGTTACTTCGTTCAATGGGATTAGATATATCAGGCGATATGGAACTGATGAACCACTTAAGGAAAATATCAAGTCTACCGCAGATGTCAGAGGAAGTATTCAATGAAGTCTACAGAAACCAAGGTAAGAAAGAAGGGTTAGAACTTAAAGATAAAAGTTTCAACGATGATGATACTGTAGATAATGACCTAGAGCAAAATGATTTAGATTATATGTAAGGAGGGAATTGAAATGGCCAGTAAAACAGTAGAAACTGTTAATAGAAATACTACCTACATCAATGATGATGGATACGGATACGAGAATACTAGCGTAACGAATAGCGAGTCAGTGTATCTGGATGATGGTACCTACGTAAGATATGATGAATCATTGTATATTGAGCAACCCATAAATATAAGTGCTGAAGTTTGTAAATCCAATAAGTTTGAAAAGCTTGTTAGTGGTTGGGCTAATATAGCAAAGAACGCTGATGGCTCATTACCATTAGATTGGGATGGTGATATAGTAACTGCTGAAGTATTAGAGAAGGCAGCTATTGATTTTATGCTAGAGTACCGTGAGAGTGGTGAAATGCATAAAGGAAAGTCAAAAGGTACTGTAGTAGAGTCTATTGTGTTTACTAAGCAGAAAATGGAAGCCATGGGAATACCTGAGGGAACTATCCCAGAAGGATGGTTCATAACGGTTAAGATACACGATGATGATGTGTTCAAAAAGGTTGTGGATGGCGAATATAAGATGTTTTCAATTCAAGGTAAGGCAAAGAGATTAAAAGTTTAAATCAAAGTGTAATAACACGCCGCTGGACAGCGTATAATATAATCAAGGAGGTGTTAATGGTGCCTAACCTTCTTATAGACCTAGTGGTTGATAGAGTCGATTTGGTTGATGAGGGGGCTAATTCAGCAGCCTTCATAAAACTATATAAAAGAAAGGGGATGGAAACAGGTATGGATTTTAATGAAATTATTTCAAAGCTTAAACCTGAGCATGCTGAAATAATTCAAGCTGAAGTAGCTAAGGCTAAAGCAGAAGTACCGGCAGAAGTTGCTGCAGAGCTTTCTGATACTAAGGAAGCATTAGAGAAATCAAAAGCAGAGCTTGAGAAAATTAAGGAAGAGGTGAAGAAGTCTAAAGAACCTGCACAAGAGGAAAACTTTGAAGAAGTTCTTAAGAGTTTAGACCCAGCAGTTCAAAAGGTATTCAAATCTTTACAAGCTCAAAAGGAAGCTGCTGAGCAGATTGCTAAGCAACTAACTGAGCAAAAAGAAGAAGAGGAAGCTATTAAGAAAGCTAAAGCTCTTAAAGCGCTTCCAGTTGAAGAAGAAAAGTTAGTGCAAGTGGTTAAAGGTATTTCAGATGATGTATACGAGATACTTAAATCAGCTGCTAAAGTATTAGAAGAAAGCGACATATTTGAGGAGGTTGGTAAAGGCAAGGGTGGAGCTAGTTCTACAGATGCATGGTCAAGGATAGAAAAGAAAGCTGACGAAATTGCCAAGAGAGATGGTATAACTAAGGAAAAAGCTATTGGAGTAGTTATCAATGAAAACCCTGAGTTATACAAAGAATATTTGAGTGGAGGTGCTAAGTAATGGCTGCATATGAAATTCCTAATATGAGATTTAGTGCTGAAGCTGGCGCTACTGTGGAACGCAGAAGATTTGTTAAAATAAATGCTGATGAACAAGGGGTTCAAGCAGGTGCCGGTGAAGCAGTTATTGGGGCATCAATGGTAGACGCTGCTAAGGGTGAAGTGTTGGAGATAGCTAACGGTATTGTAATGGTAGAAGCGGCTGCTGCAATAGAAGCTGGTTCAGAAGTACAATCAGATGCAGATGGAAAGGCTATTCCACTAGATCAAGGACATGTTGCTGGTATTGCAATGACTAACGCCTCTGGTGAAGGTGCGTTAGTATCAATATTGATTAGATAATTGAAAGGAGATGAGGTGTAGATGCCTACTAAGAATCAAGCACATATAGATAGAGCTTTAACTAATATATCCGTTGCATATATGCAAGATGAGAGTGCATTTATAGCTGATAAGGTGTTCCCAAGAATACCTGTAAAGAAACAGTCTGATGTTTACTTTGTGTACAACAAAGGAGATTTCTTCAGAGATGAAGCAAGAGTGAGAGCAGGCGCTTCTGAGTCCGTTGGAGGCGACTACGGTGTTGAAGCGTCAGACCCATACTATTGTAGGGTTCATGCGTTCCACAAAGATGTAACAGAACAAGACAGAGCAAACTATGATGAGCCGTTAGATGCTGACAAGGATGCTACAGACTTCGTTACTCAGAAAATGTTAATCAGAAGAGAGATAGAATGGGCTAGAAAGTTCTTCAGACCTGGTGTATGGTCTACTGAGATTACAGGAGTAGATGAGAACCCAACTACTAACCAAGAGCTTAAGTTTAGTAACCCAATGTCCGATCCAATCAGGGTTATCACTAACCAATCCATAGAAATGGCTTCTAAGACAGGCTTCAGACCTAATACATTAGTTCTTTCCCCAAGAGTATTTTATGCTCTGAAGAACCATGAAGACATTTTAGACAGAATTAAGTACACTCAAAAAGGTATTGTAACTACTGACTTATTAGCTACATTATTCGAAGTAGATAATGTGTATGTTGCATGGGCAGTAGTTAACACAGCAGCTCAAGGTGAAGAAGATGATATCAACTTCATAATGGGCGATCACGCTTTATTATGCTATGTTAACCCAAGACCTGCTATTAAGCAACCATCAGCTGGATACATCTTTACTTGGACTGGGTTGATGGGAGCAAGTGCTTATGGTAGTAGAATCGTAAGATTACCAATGGATATCTTAGGATTAGGAACTGAAAGAATAGAGGGAGAAATTGCATTCGACCCTAAAGTTATAGCACAAGACCTGGGAGTATTTTTTAAGGACATCGCGTAATGAAGTGCTTTGTAGTTAAAAAGCCCTTCAAGTCGTTAGGCAAGTTTTATAGTGTAGGGTCTGTAATTGAAGACCCTACAGCTATAAAGCGTTTCAAGTCTAAAGTTAATGAGGGTAAAGTAATAGTGGTGACTGAGGATAACCTACAATCTGTAGCTGCTTATATAAAAGCTAGGTCTGGGGTAGACATTCTCCCAGGGTTTACCAAGACTGAACCTATGGATGATAGGTTATCTGAGGAACCAAAACCTGAGAAGCCAAAACCTGAGGAACCGAAACCTGAGGAACCAAAACGTGAGGAGCCAAAACCTGAGGAACCAAAGACTGTAACAAAAGCCAAAGTAGTAATCAAGAAGTAGGTGATAGAATGACTTGGAGTTATTCAGGCGACCCTGCTAATAGTGAATTAGATAAATATAGATTTATCATAGGTGACACAGATGAAAATGATAAGTTACTACTGGATGCTGAAATAAATTATATCCTAGATACTTTCAGTGAACATAACCTTAGGTTATATAATTTATACCAAAGGATATCAGATAAGTTTGCAAGGGATATAAAGAGGTCGCTAGGCCCACAATCAGAGGATCCTACTTCCAGGCAACAGTACTATGCTGATAAGGCTGCATATTATAAGCAGTTATGTAGTACTTCTGGTATATCAGTTCCTAAATATAGATATAAAAAGGTATTTAGGAAGGGAATGCATAACAATGTTTAAATCATTAAAGAAGTGGCTATCAGTACCTGTCACAATTAAACCCTTCTTGCGTAGAGATGGTGCCGGTGACCCTTTGTTTGGTGAGTTAATAGTGACTAAATGTTATCCACAAGGCAAAGTTACTCTAGTAAGAGATGTACATGGTAACGATATTGTGTCAAATCTACAGTTATACATTGAAGGCGATACCGCTATTAAGGTCACTGATGTGGTAGTATTCAACGATAATGATTACAATATCAAAGCACTAGGGCCATATTACGACGGTAACACAGGTAAAATAGATATAGTGGTGGTGTATCTGTAATGCGAGTTACTATGGATGTAAATTTCAGTAGGTTTCATAAGAAATGCGAAGCAACTATAAGTAAAGTAGCAAGGTCTACTTACGCCGCTACTAAGGAAGCTTGCGAAGACATAATGGAGGAGAGCCTCAGACAAGTACCTAGAGATACTGAGACGCTTGCTAATAGTGCCTTCTATGATATACAGAAGGCAAAAGACTATGGCTACGAAGCTACACTGGGATATGGAGGTTCTGCAATAAACCCAAAAACAGGAACACCTGTTATGGACTACGCAGTAGCAGTTCATGAAGACCTTGAAGCTATCCACCCTGTGGGAAAGGCGAAATTCCTTGAAGACCCTATTAGAGATTATGCATCAGAAAAGTTCCCTAGAACTGTAATAAAGCATGTAGGTCTTGTGCTGGAGAGTGAGAACAATGAATGATTTACTTCTTGACTTAATAAACCATCTTGCTTCTAAAGGTATTGTGGAAGGTGATGGAATCGATTCATTTAGGGACTTTACGCCAGAGGAACCTGATAGCGTATTCGTAATACATGAGTACGCAGGAGCTCCTACACCTCTGCATGATACGTTTACACATAGGTCTTTACAATTGACCTTTAGAGATAAGAAAGCTAGCGTAGCTAAAGCAAAGTGCAAGCAGATATTTGATGAGTTAAACACTGTAGATAGATATAAGGTGTTAAGTAATGGTAGGTGGTGTCAAATATACCCAAGACAAACACCGTTTAAGATTAAGGTTGATAGTGCAGGTAGAACTACCTACGGATTTAATATTGGTATAACCACTGAAAGAGATTAAGGAGGAGTGATATAATGGCGACTAGAATAGGTTGCGATAATCTTGTTTATGCTATATTGACAGCAGATGATGGTATATCTAATCCGTCATATGGAGAGGTAAAATCAGCACCTGGTGTTATGAGTCTGAATATCAACCCTAATGCATCGCAAGAAACTATTTTCTATGATGACGGCCCAGGTGAATCAGCTACAACTCTAGGTAACATAGAAGTAGAGATACAAAAGAATGAGCTTACTACAGAACAGAAGGCGGACCTCTTAGGTCATACAATAGATAGCAAAGGTGCTATTGTGTACGGAGCTAATGATACACCACCATGGGTAGCCATAGGCTATAGGACACTTAAATCCAACGGTAAGTATAGATATGTGTGGCTGTACAAAGGAAAGTTCTTGGAGCCAGAAGATAATAGTGAGACAAAAGGTGACAGCATCAACTTCCAATCTGAGACTATTGTAGGTCAATTTGTTAAGCTTGAGAAGAAGTACAAAATCGGTGATAAAGAAGTGCAACCTTGGAAGTATGAAATTGATGCTGAGCATCCTGATGCTGATGAAACATTGATGCAAACATGGTTTGAGAACGTCCAGTTGCCTAGTACTGAATAATATGGAGGTGTAACCAATGGCTGATATTAAAAAGTTAAGAAGAGAACCTGTAGTAATAGATATTGGTGATGGTGTTGAAAGAAAACTTAAATACACTCTAAATTCTTTTGCATTACTAGAGGAAAAATACGGTACCATGGACAAAGCCATGGAAGCATTAGAATCAGGAAGTATCATCGCAATAAGATACATCCTGTGGGCAGGTCTTATACATGAGGATGAAAATCTAACTGAGCACTATGTGGGCAGTCAGATAGATTTAGCAAACTTAGAAGCGATAGCAGAAAAGATGAATAAAGCAATGATGGGAGATTTGCCACAGGATAAGGTAGTTAGCCCAAACTAATAAGTCCCGGGAGTAACCAAGGCCAATCAGCGCAGCCAACAGAAGAAGATGATGGTTGGGATTGGCCTTTTATGTTATTCCTCGGGATTGTAGAATTAAGAATGACTGAGGAACAGTTCTGGAATACAACGCCAAGGAAATTTAGAGCATTATTAGACGCTGCTATAGAATATAAGCAAATGTTGTATGGTTCCAATGACAATAAGGCTGAGCCACAGTTTGGATATATTGATCAAATTCCTGGATGGTAGGAGGTGTAGCTAATGGGATTTTTCTCCGTTTTAACAGCTAAGTTAGGAATAGATATTTCACAATTTAGTAAAGGTTTAAAGGCTGCTTCTGCCGCTTCTACTAGGTTTTCCAAACATGTGGCCGATGACTTTAAGGCTGTTACTAAAAGTGCTACAAGTGCTAGTAAGAGTTTTAGGATATTCGGAGATGCAGCTGATAAAGGTTATAAGAGTGTTAAAAGAATTACGCAAGGTATTATGGTCTCGCAGGCATTCTATAGGGCTATTCACGCAATACAAAGTGTCACTAGGGAATTGTACAACTTCTCTCAAGCTGCTGAAGAATCTAGGGTAGCTTTTACAGGTCTAATAGGGGATGCTAATAAAGCAAAGAGGTTTAATGATATGTTACAGGACTTTGCTGCAGATACTCCTTTCGTATATGAGCAGGCAGCTGATAACGCTAGAATGCTTTTGGCGTATGAGTTCCCTCTTCAGAACATGGAAAGGATAATGAGAAGTATAGCGGACGCTACTGCAGCATCTGGTAAGGTAGAGTCTTATAGAAATATATCTGAAGCATTAGGACAAATACAAGCAAAAGGTAGGCTTACTGCTAGGGAGTTAATAAGGCTTGCTAATGCAGGTATACCAGCATATCAGATACTAAGAGAAGAACTAGGGATGACACATGAACAAATATCTAACTTAGGGAAAGCCCCAGTAACTGCTGATATAGCTATTCCAGCTATTCTTAGGGGAATGGATAAAAGATACGCTGGGGCCTCTGCAGCGATGCAGAGAACTACAAAGGGCCTAGCTAACTCGATTAAAGAGAACTTACTGATAATAAGCCAGAGCGCATTCGACCCTCTGTACCAGAACTTCAGAGCTAATATGGAAAAGATCTCTAAGAAGTTAGAAGCAATGAGGGAATATGTAAGGAGGGGCGGTTTTGGCTACCTGCTAGAAAACCTGTTCCCGCCAGAAATTGTTCAGAAGATACGGTTATTCGCTGCTAACATACAGATGCTTATACAGAACATAGTGGCTATGTATAAAGCACTAGCTCCAGTCAGGCATGCTTTCACTGAACTATTTCTAAACATTTTTAACGCGGTTATGCCGTTTATTAATATGTTTACGCGAATACTTGCAGTATTAATGCAAATGTTAACAAGTAACAGTACTGCAGTTAGAATATTCGTTTCAGTGCTTGGTGGTTTGTTTATAATAAACGCTGTGATAAAACTAATACTTGGCTTTACAGCTGCTTTGAAATCGCTGCTGATAGTTAAGCTAGTAGCGCAAGGTATTATTTACCTAAGTAAAGCAATAGGTTTCCTTATAGGTATATTAGCATCGAACCCATTAGCTGCGTTTGTTGGTATAGCAGTTGGCGGATTGCTTGCAATGACACTGGCTAGTAAAAAGTTCGGAAGTGCTGTAGATAACTTAATGGGTAAAATATCTGGAGCATTTGGCGTAGACCCATCTAAGATATTCGCACCTAAGATGGAAGAAAACACGAAGATCGCTAATGAATTCAATCAAGAACTTGAGCTATCTAGTAAAGGGCTTAAGAAAATGGGTGATAAGGCCAAAGAAGCTGGTAAGAAAGCTAAGCAGGCTTTGATGGCATTTGATGAGGTATTCGTACTTCCTGACCTAGATGCTGGTGCTGGGGACTTAGATGATGTGTTCGACATACCAGATATAGAGATGCCAGCTATACCACCGTTTGATGCCAGTGAGATGTTCCCTGACGTTGGCGCATCGATAACTGAATGGACACAAGGTATTGCTGACTCTATAAGTAGAGAGCTTAAAAGAGCTCTTGTTGGTGCTGGTATAGGTGCTATCATAGGAGGTATTATAGGCGCTGCATTTGGAGGCTTACCTGGAGCAACTCTTGGCGCTAAGATAGGTGCAGTTGCTGGCGCAATAGCAGGATTATTCTGGGAGAAGCTAGTAGAGTTCTTTAAATCACCTACTGGTATAGGTGCTGGAATAGGTGCTACACTAGGAGCTATAATAGGGGGAATGATTGGTGGGCCAATAGGTGCTGGTGTAGGTGCTATACTTGGAGGTGTCGCGGGTGGTATAGT